TTCCTGACTACTGCTAACTGCTTCTCACGCTGGCTCTGTTCAGCTACCGCTACCGCATAACCGATAGGGTCTGTTTCCTTTAAAACTTCTAAGTCCACACCCTGATGCTGCTGCGTAAGGAAGCTATCCAACGCTTGCAACTTCTGGGCGTATGCCTGTCGCTCTTGTTTCACATACTCTAAGTGACCACGTTCAGCTTCAATCGCCTTACGTTGTTCAGCTAGAGCCTGAGACTTTTTAGTGTAGTCCGTACCTTGTTGATAACCCTTGATAAGTTCGTCTAGTTCTACTTCGACTTCCTCACCAGATGCCTTGACTTTATATCTAGGCTTTGGCTCATCAGATTCCTCTGAATACTCAACTTCATCAGTCTCTTGAAGTTCCTCTGGTTGACCTTCGGCTTGGCTGTTGTCAGCTTCCTCAGAATCACCCATCAAACCTTCAAACGCTGAAGCGGCTTGGTTTACATCTAGGCTTTCACTCCCATTAGGGTTGGTGTTTTCCATTTGTCATCTCAATAATCGCCAGAAACCTTCTGGACGGAGGGTAGGGTAAACCCTACAGAATCTTCCACTTCTTCTCTTTAATCACAGTTTCCGAGGCTAAACCTTCTAGGTGTCCTGTAATCAATTCAATAGACTTAATGTGCCGATAAGCGTCTTCACGTCTATCACATTCTTCTGCACTTGTGTTAATTATCACACTAATCTGCTGATTTTTCAAGTTATCTATAACTTCTTTGAAAAAGTCATCATTTAGTAAGTTCTTAGCCCATTGAGCCAACAGGTGTTTATCAGTAGGCATATTGAATTTGTGAGTTGTCATCTACTAATTTACCACCACCAGAGCCACTTCTAAAGTCGTAACTTCCAGTTAAGTCAAAACCACCTCTATTAGCGTCACGTTGGTATGAATCATAAAGTTCAGACAATACTCGTTGTTGGTTTGCATCAAGGCTGTCAAAGGCATCACCCGCCCTTCTTCTGCTTGCGTCAGCAGTATTAGCTAGATTAGCAGCACCCAATAAACCATACTCAGATACAGTTCCCTCTGGGGTGTTTAACAAGCCATTAACAATGTCGCCAAAACTGTAATCAGTTAAATTACTAGCGATACTGTTAATAATTCCTAAAGTTGGGTTTACTAATCCGAGTAAAGCATTGGCTGTCATTGGAGTATTGTTAGTAGCTAAACCAAGACCTGCGGCTAACAGATTACCAGATGGCCCTGCTGCCAACATCGCTATCTTTGTGCCCAAGTTAACTACATCTTGCTCTGTTTTAATGTCAGCAGCAGACCCAATTAGGTTTAGTGCAACTGCTGTTTTAACTAGGTCTGAGTTACCAGCCAAAGCAGCTATCGGTGCTATTACACCTCCAACTTTTGCCACATCACCTGCTGTAATATTTCCAATAGTTCCACCAGTATTTTTAGTGAAGTCATTGTTATAAACCAGAGTGTTATCAATGGCTGTGTTACCAGTAATCTTGCCTGTATCCAAGTTTCCAAGATTGAATACGCCAGAATCTACACTAGCAATAGTGTCTGCTGCTTTTACCTGAGTCATTGGTGTGGGCAAAACTCTTGGTTGTGCCTGTAACAATGAGCCATAAGCAATTCTTGGTTGCTCTGGCAATTGGTTACCAATCATGTCTAACAATGAAGTGGTAGGTGCAAACTGCGTCTGTGGACGATACTGGCTCTGTATGCCAGAAACAATATCCTGATATGAGGCAGCCTGTGGATTACTTCCACCAACTAAACTAACCAGTTCTTGATAGTTCATTCTGTTCTCACTTAGCAATTAAGCCTAAGACATTATTCAATGAAGTAGGCGCACCAACTACATTCTTTTGCATGGTGTTTAGTCCAAGAGTGTTATCTGCTGGCAAACCTTGAATCATGTTAACAATGCTTTGTGTACTAGGACGTTGATTTATCAAGCCTTGAGCCAAACGCTTGGATTCAGCAAATGACGGAAACAACTCACGCATCTGACCTGCCGTAATTGGTGCTTGATAAATGTTTGCAGGGTTAAAGTTAAACGTAGATGTTGGGGTTTTTGCTAATGTATTTATCTTTTGATTAGCATCAGTCATAAAAGACTTGTCGTAAGTCTCTTGACCAAATTGAAATGGAACACCAGCAGTTTTAGCTAAGTTACCTACAGAAAAGTTAGCAGGTAAACGCTCACCATTGGCAGCAGCAGCTTGGTCAACCAATGCCTGTACACCAACAGAGTTTGCTTGTGCTTGCTCTAGTGTCTTACCTACACCTAACTGAAACCCATAGTTAGGGTCTAACGCTGCTACTGCTTGTGGTGTACCAAATGCTTTATAAACATCATCCATTGACTTAGCACTAGCCAATGCACCAGTTAGGTTTTTGTACTCAGTCGCTGTTAATGCACCAGTATTCAAAGCAAGGTTAATAGCTGTTTGTGCTTGCTCACCAGTTAAGGTATCTACGCCATCTTTGACAACTAACTTACCATCTACAAATGAAGTGGTAATGGGTCTTTGTGTAACAGGACTAATAAACTGGACGCTATTACCTTGGACATTCTGGGAAATGTTAGGCAATGTTGTATCTAGTTTGTAAGTCTGTGTCGTAGGGTCATACACACCATAGGGGTTTACATTGGCGTAACGCCCTGCAAATGGGTCACTCTCTAGCGCAGCAACATTAGCTGATAACTTACCAGCTTCACCAAGTACAGTAGGATTAAATGGGTCATAACCCAATGTAGCCATAGCAGATACATACTCAGTCTGCGTAGGGTTACGTCCTAGTGTGCTTCGATAACCAGAAATAATGCTCTGCGTATCGTAGTTATAGCCTTCTAAACTTTGGTTAAGAATTCCAGTACCACGAACAGAGTTTTGTTGGTTAGTAAAAGTACCACCACCAGTTAGATAGTTAACAGCTTCAGTCTTTTCTTGAGCCGTAGCATCTCTACCAAACTGAGTGTTATAGGCATAATCAATAACAGTATCAAGTGCCTTTTGTTCTGAAACAAGTGGCTTGCCTACGTTAGTTGCGTACTGATTAACAGCAGCAGTATCAAACCCAAGCACACGCCCAATTTGCTCTGCTGGAACGCCCTGCTTTGCAGCTTCATTTGCTACAGCCGTATAAAGCGCATCACCAGTTAAACCTTTGAACTCTTTATCAATGTATTCTTTGACCAACTGGTCTGTGTAATAAACTGGTGCTGTAGCCATAATTAACCCCTAATCTCTACGTTAGATGTAATGCCAGCACCAATCTTCATTGCTTTCAATTGTGCTTCTGCTTCAAACTCTTGTTGCTTCATAGCAAAGTAAGCCTGTTGTTTCTCACGCTCTAATTGCAACTTAGCAGCCTCTTTCTCACGCATCATCTGCATTTCAACAGCAGCCTTTTGTTGTGCCATCTCCATGTCAATCTGTTGTTGCTGCTGCTTCAACTGAATGTCAGCTTGTGCTTTAGCTTGGTTAGATTGAATCTCAGCCTGAGTGCGAGCCATGATTGCTTGCACTTCTGGAGGCATTTGCTGTGGCTGTGGAGGAGGATTCGAGAGCATCTGGTCTTGCTCTGGCGTAATCGCTTTGTAGAACTCAGCACTATCTTTAAAGCCAGCAATCTCTACCATGCGTCCCAATGTGCCACGATACTGAGCAGGTGAAACGTAAGGATTAGCAGGGCCGTACTGAGCAATCAACTGCTCTTGTTTAGCAAGAACCATAGACAGCATAGCCATCTGCTCTTGTCGGTTTCCAGCACCCAGACCTACGTTGATAGAAACATCGTATTGGTTAGCCCATGTTCTAGGGTCAAACTCTACGAACTCACCACGCATACGCACCATACGTGCCTTGTCCTGATACTTACAGAGCAAGTGCAAGATGCCTTGGAACAAAGACTTAACACCTGTCTCAGCAAAGATTCGAGCCATCAGTTCAATCTTACCTGCGCCAGCTTGTTGCATGGAGGCAACCGCAGCAGCAGTCACGTTCTGCAAGATAGCAGGGTCTAAACCTTGTGAAGCATCAGATACACCAGTACGCTTAGACTGTACTGTGTCCAGATACTGAAGCATTGGGAAAGCCTGATTAGCCACGTTCTGAACAACTAACTGTTGAACAGCACCTTGTGACTTGGCACGAATAACACCACCTGCGGTAGAAGTCAGCAAATCGTCAAGGTTTACTTGACCTTCCACAGCAACCACACGAGCATTGTTTGTCAGATATAAGTTATCCAACATCTGACGAGTGATAGTGGTCTTGATTAACTGTAGGTCAACTGTTCTGTCAGCGAGTGAGTTACCAAAGAACTTATGCGGAATTGGAATAGGACAGATTGAGTGGAAAGGAACATAGTCCACTTCCTCAACCATCTCCTTACCATCCTCATCTTGCAGAATCTCGTTTGATGCGTAAAAGACTTGAGTCAGAGCAGCAATGCCCTTTCCATTCATATCAGTTTTTACATAACACTCAAAGACCTCAATCTCTTGCATGGATGGGTCATCTGTCTGTGTTTGGTAAGGTTGCTCACCTGCTGCATAACGAGCCACACGCTCTGGTGTGTATGCCAAAGCATCACCCATCTGCAAACTCTCTACCTGTTTCTTATTGAAACCCATAGCAACCAAGTCACTACGAGTCAACATCTGCCTGTGGGCTACGAAAGGTGAATCAGCAATAGTTCTAGCCTTCTTGCTAATCAAGAACTCCTCTGGGGGTACATTCTCAATCGTTACTTTGCCTGACTTTTTCTTTTGCTGCACCACAACATTGTGTGTAGCACCCATAACAGGCATACCCATCGGGTCTATAACTGGCTGACCCATTGGGTCAAATATTGGAAACTCTGTCGTATCTTGCTCGACAATCTCCATAGTCTCATCACTCATCAGCATTGCTAACTCGTCATCAGACAAGTCAAAGTAACGCTCTTTTGTAATGTCTTCTTTGTCTTCCCAATAAGCCTTAACGATGCCGTTCTTTTGCATCAACGCATCTTTGAACCAATCATGCAGAATGGCTACACCAGCGTTATCACGATTGAAAACCCAATTGCAGTAGTCTGTGGCCTGTTTTGCAGAGGCTTCATCCCTTGGGCCTTGTGGCTCAAAGACTACGATATTGTCTGAGCCTGTAAAGATACGAACTAAGCTAGGTAGCGCACCATCTATCGCTTCTGCCACTTCTCCAGTAACAATTTGAGATTTACCCTCAACTTCATTACCATAGGGCTGTCGTAGATAAGCCTCCAGAGCCTGTTTGCGTTGCTCAACAGTTTCGCTTTCAATAAATCCAATTGCATCGTCAATCTCTGCTTGGATTATCGACATTAACTCGTTCTGTGCCATGCTTGTCCTTTGGAGGGCGTCCCATTC